TTTTTAATGTATTATCAAAAAAAATATACATCATCCTTATATGCTATAACAATGTATGTTAAATATTTATATAAAAATGAAGAAAATATTACAAAGATTTCTCCTATAGAGTCTATGCTTCTACAGGTTAATGGTTCAGAATTATTTAGTGAACGTAATTATTCTTATTATACAAATGTTATTCCATATGAAAAATTTAAAAATTATTTACCAACTGGTTATTATGCTTATACCTTTTCATTATATCCGACTGATGACCAATTTTCAGGACATTTAAATTTTACAAATTTAGATGATTTAGTTATGAATATAACATCTAATAATTTAGTAAGTGAACAACAATATAATATAAACACAGTTATAAAAGAATATAATATATTAAGAATAATGAGTGGTATTGGAAGTATGGCTTGGATAAATTAAAAATATATAGTTTTTTCTATTATAATATAATATGTTTAGTTTCAGTACAATTTCAGTTGTTTTCCTTATTTTAGGTTTATCATTTTGTATGATTGGTGCTTATTATAGATCTATAACACCTCAAAATTTAGTTCAACCTACAACAGACGCAAAATTTATAGTAAATGATAGTTTATTTAAAACTTTGAGTTCATTATCAGTTATATGTTTTTGTGCAGCTACCATTTTTGGTGTAGTATCTCTCATGAATGGAATGAAAAGTAGAAAAAAATCTGTAGAAGAATAAAATAATTTAATATAAATAATTAAAATTCTATATTAAATAGAATTTTAATTATTGAAAATCCTATTTAACATAAATAGAATTTTAATTATTGAAAATCCTATTTAACATAGGATTTTAATTATTGAAACCTAAACCACCAATACCATTGAATGTTCTTAATAAATTATATTCAAGAGCATAACAAACTACATTAATTTGATTTTGATAATTAACAATTCTATTCATACTTAATTGAAGATATGCGTCATCAATTTTACTAAAATTAAGACTTCCAGATGGTTGTAAATCTAATGGATTTAATGCAAATGAATAAAAAAATATACCTTTCTGTTTATTTATAAATCTATTTTGATATTTTTGAATTATGGTATAATATTCATTAGAGTTTAGGTCCATTCTATTAACTGAGTTAATAACTACAAGATTTTTATTAATTAAGTATTCTTCATCATTTGTATACGGCAATGATGTATAATTGAATTGATTATTATTATTCAAGTTAGATGATAGGATTGCTCTCCATACTATTAGTTTTACAGGATTGATTAAGTTTAGTTTATAACTTGCATTTAATGAACCGATATATTGTTGAGGTAAATTTTGGACAGTTTGAATTAGATATTCATGTGAATTATTTAAAAATTTACTTCTTTCAAAATTATCTAAATAAATATAATTAACTAATAAATAAGCAGTTGTTAATGATGGTGTATTAAAATTAAAGAAAGTATTATCTTGAACAACAACACTATTAGTATTAATATATGTTAAAAAATTTGATGTTTCACCGATAATAACCAAGTTTGGGTCATTATTAATTGTAGGTATTACAAAACTCCCTTTAATTGGATTATAATATAATAGTAGATTAATACTATCAAAATAAATAAATTCACCAATATTTTTACTATTTTGATAATTTTGATATATTATTTCACCAGGACTATAAATACAATAATTATTAGTTACACTAATATAATGTGAAGGTGATATTTTATAACATAAATTTATATCATTAAATTCAACATGAATTTTAACATCGTTATGTAATAATGCAACTAAAGGTAATGCTAATCCTGTATCATTACAAAACCAAAAAGAAAAAGGGATATATAATATTGTATTATCTTTAGTTTGTGAAAAGTTAGTTAATTCTGGTATATTACCAATCATTTTATTATATGATTTTTTTAATCCCATGTTAACTGTTATTTCATACCAAATATTTAACCAATCTCCATAATGTCTATCTATAATACTACCACCTATTTCTATTTCTACAAAGTTAATTAATGCTAATCCGATTTTATTTACCCATGCAAATTTTTTAATATTTGAATTTGTAAAATTTTCCATCTGAATATTAGGTAATTCAACATATAAATATGTTATACCTAATAAATCAGCATTTTTTCCAATATTTACTGTACATCTTCGACCAAAATCTGGTGTTGTTTTAAAATATTGAGGTGTTGGTTCAATTGAAAAATTAGTATATCTTCGATATGCTATTTTAAAAAATGTAATTTCCGGTTGTGCTGATAAATATATATTTTCTTTACCAACTGAAACTAAAATTAATAATCCTAAAGCCATATTATTAATTATAGTTTTTATTTTATATAATATTTTTAAATTATTTTTTAAGAGATTGATTGTTAATTACATTAACTAATTCTTGAAGAATAGATAGAAGATTAGTTTGTTTATTAGATACTTTCTTGAAATAAGTTTCACGAGCATCAACAAATTTTTTAAGATTATCGTAACTTAGAACACTGTCACCATCACTTTGTCCGTGAAGTTCTAATAAATCAACATATTTATCAGTGTATGCAATAAATTTATATAATTTTTCTTCACTTTCAGCTAGAGATTTTAAAAGGTCATTGAGCTTCTTATCATCATTAGAACTAATAGATTTATTATATTGTTTTAATCTAGCTTTATAGTCATTTAGTTCTTGTAATAAGATACCTGATGTATATCTAGGCATATCTTCTACACGCGATGAATAATGTTCATTACTTCTGGTACTTCCACCCATCATAGGAGTTAATATAGTACCAAAAGTAGAAGGAATAATATTTAATCTTAATCTTAATCTATCATTATAAGTTCTAATAACATTTTGTACTCTATTAATATTATTCATTGATATAGGTTCGCGTCTTAATGGTACTCCATACTTGTATAAGAGTGATGATTCTTTATCAGGATAATCATCAACAATTATATTAGTAAGTTTATAATTAGGATTTAAAATTATTGGGTTATTATTAACTCTTTCTCTAACTAAATTTAAGTATCCTTTCAATCTATCATTTCCATTAATAGAATTATATTCATCGGTAGTAACTTTGCTTTTAATACTTTCTAACCATGTACCAACACATTGAAATTTATTTAATTTCATATTTTGTGTTTTATCAGTTTTAGTATCTTTAACTAATTCTGTATAAGGTTCTTTAGAGAATTCAAATGCTTCAAGAAGATTAACTGCAATCATAGGATTCATATTTTTAACTTCATCGAGAACACTTGGCCAATATGTATTTGAAACTAAAAATTCTTTGCATTTATTAATATCTTTTCCTGCAAGACATTTCATTAAAAAATTAGCACATACTTCTCTATCTCCAACTAAACCAGTAGTACCACATTTGTTATCAATTGTTACTAATCTTCTATATTCATTAGAACCAACATCAATACTAACATCTTCATTATTCTTTTTCATACATAATTCTCCTTTAGCATTACGAAAGAATTCATCGCCGCCCATTTTTTTTGTTGATTCATTCCAAGCTACAGATACAGGTTGGGTATTTAATTCATGTGCAGCTGCTATTAATTCATTTTGAGTAAGTTTATCTAGGTCATGATTAAAATATTTTTTAGGTGATTTTACATGTCCTCCGGCACATGCACTAGTAACTTCAGCGTGTAATTGATTACCACTAGTAGCTAATGGTAAATCAGTAACTGAAACTAATTTATTTAATCTTTCAGTAGCACTAGCAACTGTTGCAGTACTAGCAGTTCTCCATTTTGAAGTATCATCACAAATATCACCTCCTGTACCTGTAATAGTACCTGTTAATTTTCGCATAACTATTTGCATAAGTTCTTCTAATGAACCTTCTTTTTGTACTCCAGCTAATTCTCTAATTAATCCGACAAATACTACAGTATCTATTGGATGACTCATAGCATCACATAGAAATGTTTTCCATTCAGAATGAACATGTTCATTATTACCTACATCAGGAGGAATAAAATTTTTACTTTTTAATTGTTCAGTTACTGTTGTTAACATACAGTCATTTTCAACAAATTTACCAACTCCGCCAGTTCTATTTTTGCGATTCATAATGGCTTGTTCTAATAATTGACTAATAAAAAATCTAGGTCTTTTATCGTCTGCATCACCAAATAATGGAACATATTTTGAATATTTATCTTTAGACATATATATATAATAATATAGAAAAAAATTTCTTAATATTTTTATTTAATTTCTATATTAGATTATATAATGTTAACAGAAACTCGTAATTTTTTAATGCGAAAGAAAGGTCCAGCACCTACTTGGGTTTGGTTAGTTGTTGCAATTATTATTGGAGTTCTAGTTTATCTATACTTAAATCCATCTAAAAAAACTACTAAACCATCTATCCCACAATCATCGTCTCAAGATAAAAAAATAAAAATATATAATTTTAATACTTCTCGTTGTGGATGGTCCGTAAAATTTCAACCTGAATGGGATAAATTCCAACATGCTGTAAACAGCGACCCTACATTATCTTCAAGAATGGAAGCTGTTGATGTTAAATGTGATTCAGATAATGAATTATGTGATAAATTTAATATTAGAGGCTTCCCTCATGTTCTAGCTGATAATGGAAATAGAACAACTGATTATGAAGGACAACGCACTAAAGAAGCATTATTAGAATTCGCTTCAACTCTTTAATTTCTTTGATACCTGTAATAATTCATCATAAAACTCTAATTCTTTAATGCGTTTTTTATCAAAATTTTGATATCCGTTTAACGCACCAAACCATGTTCCGCCAATAGCCCCTGTAGTATCACTATCACCAGGATGAATACAAACTAATATCATAAATGTATCTAATGAATAAATAAAATTATTCAAATCTAAATTCTTCTCATTTGGAGTTATCATTGACATTAATAAACAATCATATGTATAAATACAAGCATCTAATCCAGTACTTGTCATTGCATCCCATTTAAACTCTAACTTTTTAAAACTTTGACCTTTCATTGTCATTTCTTTTATTATTTTATTTGGATAAAAACTCATTAAATAATCAGTTCTATCTTCAGGATAGATAAAACTATCTAATGTATTTTTATATTTTAATTTATTTATTCTTGTATCTTGATATCTTTTCCAATATTGCATATATTCATCTAAATCACTAATTTTATGTTCTTTACTATAATATTTATGAATAATTTTCTTATCATATAATTTTATTAATTCTTCACACCATTTCCACGCAGGAACATTATTCATAGCAAATGCTGTAAATAATGCTACAACCATCCCACCTAAAAATCCTAAATAATAATTATGTGTTATCATAGATGCTTTTAGTGATTCTTCTATAACTTTTTCAATATCATTATAATAATATAAACCAATTGGTCCAGTTCTCATTGATGCACCATTACCACCCATATTTGAATTTATTCCTATATTTTCTTTCCTTTTTATTTTTTCTAACGATTCTAAAGTATTATTACCGCTTACTCTCTTATTATCTTTTAATAAATCATAAATATCTAAATATTCTTTACTATAATTTCCTGTTTTCACTGCTTTAGCAGTTGCTATTATCATAATAGTATCATCAGAAGCATTCCAATTAGCTACTGAAATATTAGTTGGTCCACCTAGAATAAGAAAATGATGGATTAAGGTATTCCATACACTAGTATATTTATTTAAATTTTTTATTCCTATATTATAATTAAATTCCCATAATCCATTTTTAAATCCTAATGTTTCAAAATAAGATGCTAACATTAAACTAGCTTCTATTTTTTCATTCATATTAATTAAGTCTAGAAAACTATTTAAACCAAATTTATATTATATATTTAATATGTCTAAAATTGAAATCGATTTTAATAATCTAAAGTATAATCTATACGAATTATTAAATGTACCTAAAGATGCTGAAGAAGTTAAAATAAAAAAAAATTTTATGAAAATAATTAAGAATTTTCATCCGGATAAAAATTCTGAATTAGAAGAAGATATATATTATCATATTATATTAGCAAATCAAGTATTACTTAACAAAGAATCAAGAAAAAAATATAATATATATTTATTAGATAAATCTGAAATATTCTCTGAATTAAAAGATTCTTTTAATAAAACAATGAAAAATCAAGTATCAACTAATAAAGATATTAGTTCATTCAATAATAAAGTTATTGAATTAAATCAAAAACACGGTTATAATGAGAATAATTCTAGTTCTGTCATGGAAAAATTTAGTAGTATTAAAAATAATAGGAATATTAATA